AGCGGCAATGTCAAATCGATGGAGCAGTACAAACATTTGATGGGCCGGTTAGAGGGTTATGCGTTTGTTCAGGAAGCCATACAGGATGTCTTGAACAAGAACTCTGATCTTTAAAGGACCAAAAGATGGAAATGACTGCGTTAGAGAAGCGATGGGCTGAGGAAGCGGTTGAAAAAGCCGCCGCAGAAGCCGCCGCTGCAGAGGCTGCCGCCGTAGAACAAGCGGAAGAAGAGCAGCGGGTTGAAAACATCAAAGAACACCTTCCACAGCCTACCGGTTGGCGGATTGTTGTGTTGCCCTACAGAGGCGCTAAGAAAACCAAAGGCGGCATTGAACTAGCCGAAGAAACTTTGGAACGACAGCAACTTACTACCACTTGCGCATACGTTTTGGCCGTTGGCCCACTTGCTTACAAAGACACCGACAAGTTTCCGGACGGTCCTTGGTGTAAAGAAGGCGATTGGATCATTTTTGGCCGTTACGCGGGCGCACGAATGGGCATTAATGGTGGAGAAATCCGCATTCTCAATGACGATGAAATTCTGGCTCGTATTAGCGACCCAGAAGACATCCTGCACATGTAAGGAAGCATATGACACAAGTAATGAATGATTCGCAGCTTGAGTTTGACCTTGGAGAAGGTGAAAAAGCCACAGATGTGAGCTTTGACCGTCCTGAGGGAGACGAGAGCCCTGCAATGCCTGAGCCAGAGGCTAAGATTTTCCAAAAACCTGAAGCAGAAGCTGCTCCTAGGAATGAATTGGATGAAATCAGTGAAGGTGTGCAAAAGCGCATCTCCAAACTTACTGCGCGCATGCGCGAGGCAGAGCGCCGTGAGCAGGCAGCCCTTGAATATGCTAAGGGACTGCAGAACCAGACACAAACCTTGCAGCAAAAGCTTGTGCAGACGGACTACAGCCGTTTGAACGAAGCAAAGACAAGGCTTGAGACACAGCAAACGCAATTACGCCAAATCATTGCCAAAGCTCGTGAAGAAAACGACATCAACACTGAGTTAGAAGCGCAAGAGCGTTTATCTGAGTTGGGCGGTGAGCAGCGTCAAGTAGCTGGTTGGTTGCAGACACAACAAGAGGCCGTAGAGCAGCAACGCAATGCGCCGATGCAACAAGCGCCTGCTCAGCAAGCACCTCGTGCACAGCCTAACCCTCAAGCAGAGGATTGGGCAGAGAAGAATCCTTGGTTTGGCCAAGATCGCGTGATGACTTATGCTGCTTGGGGCATACACCAGACACTTATTGAACAAGAAGGTGTTGACCCCAATTCAGAGGAGTACTATACTGAACTTGACAAACGTGTTCGTGATACATTCCCGACCAAGTTTAAAGAAGAAACCAGACAACAGCGTTCCGCGCCTGCTGTTGCCCCTGCCGCCCGTAGTTCGGGAATTAATAGTGCGCGCCGTACTGTCCGGCTTTCGCCGAGTCAGGTTGCTATAGCAAAAAAACTGGGCGTTCCTCTTGAAGAGTATGCCAAGTATGTTAAGGAGTGAAACAATGACTAAAGTTACTATCGACAAAGCCCCCCGCGCAACACGCGATACGGAAAAACGTCGCCGTCCTTGGACCCCTCCCTCACGTCTTGACGCGCCTCCTGCCCCCGAAGGGTTTAAGCATCGTTGGATCCGTGCCGAAGTAAACGGGCAAATAGACAAAGCAAACGTCTATAGTCGTCTTCGTGAGGGCTATGAACTAGTCCGTCTTGAAGAACTGCCCGAAGAATACCAAGGCATGATGCCTACCGTTGATGACGGTAAGCATGCTGGAGTAGTTTCTGTTGGTGGACTTTTGCTTGCAAGAGTTCCTGATGAGACTATTGCAGAGAGAAACGAGTATTACCGCCGTAAGGCTCAGGATCAGTTACATGCTGTTGACAACGAGATGATGCGAGAGAACGCACACTCTACAATGCGGATTCAGAACCCCGAGAGGAGTTCGCGCACAACATTCCGTCAACAATAAAACGTTGATTCTTTAATTTTTGTAGGAGCTACAAATGGCAAACGTTAATAAGCCTTTTGGCCTGCGTCCCATTGGTAACCTGTCTGCTACTGGAGCCCAGAAGCAGTATGGATATCAAATTGCGGATAACCAGTCCGGAGCAATTTACCAAGGCGACTTGGTTGTCGTATACGACGGTTACATCATTAAGTATGACGAAGCTACGCATGCCGCCCCCACAGGCGTCTTCAACGGCTGTCAATACAATGATCCCACACGTGCTAACAAGCCAACGTGGAAAAACTACTACCCCGGTAGTGTTGACATCACCACAGGTCAGATCGATTGCGAAGTGTTGGATGATCCCAACCAACTGTTCTTGATCCAAGCTGACGGTGCTATTACTCAAGCCAATATTGGCAAAAATGCTGATCCTACTGCTTCCACAACTGGTAGCACAACGACTGGTATTTCTGCTGGTACTTTGAAATCATCGTCTATTGCAAAAACTGCAGCTTTGACTTTCAAAATTGTAGGTATAAGCAATTCGCCCGACAACGCAATAGGTACCTATACAGTTGTTGTTGTTAAACTTAATCAGCATCAGTACGGTAGCGTCGGTGTTGCATCTGACGGAGCATAATCATGGCTATTACACGTTCCCAACTGGTAAAAGAACTTGAGCCCGGCCTGAACGCACTGTTCGGCTTAGAGTACAAGCGTTACGAAAACGAGCACGAAGAAATCTTCTCAATCGAGACTTCTGACCGTGCATTTGAAGAAGAGGTCATGTTGACTGGCTTCGGCTCCGCTCCAGTTAAGTCTGAGGGTGCCGGCGTTCAGTACGACACAGCACTGGAATCCTTCACAGCCCGCTACACACACGAAACCGTTGCTATGGCTTTCGCGTTGACAGAGGAAGCTGTGGAAGATAACTTGTATGACCGCTTGTCAGGTCGTTACACCAAGGCTATGGCTCGTTCAATGAGCTTCACAAAGCAAGTAAAAGCTGCTTCTGTGTTGAACAACGGTTTCACTGGCGGCAGTTATGCCGGCGGCGACGGCGTTGCATTGTTCTCTACAGCCCACCCAACTGCTTTGTCCGCCAACTATGCAAACACTCCCACAGTGGCTGCAGATTTGAACGAGACATCGTTGGAGCAGGCTTTGATCGACATTGCTGCGTTCATCGACGAGCGTGGCTTGAAGGTTGCTTTGACTGGCCGCAAGATGATCGTTCCTAAGGAACTGCAGTTCACTGCAGAGCGCCTGATGAAGAGCACTTTGCGCACATCCACTGCTGATAACGATATCAACGCTATCAAGTCAATGGGTATGTTGCCAGAAGGCTATGCCGTCAACCACTATTTGACTGACGTCAACGCATGGTTCATCATCACTGATGCACCTAACGGCTTGAAAATGTTCGAGCGCTCACCTATCAAAACAGCCTTCGAAGGCGACTTTGACACAGGTAACGTTCGTTACAAAGCTCGTGAGCGTTACAGCTTCGGTTGGTCTGACCCACGTGGCGCTTACGGTTCGCCCGGCGCTTAATCCATACGCAGTTTGCGTACTAAAGGCCACCTTCGGGTGGCCTTTTTCTTGTCATAAAATTAAATTAGGATGGACTTGCAGCCGCTGTGGTTGCATAAATCTTAGGGGCACATCATGAAATTTGAAATGGAATTTGGCGTTTTTGGCAATAACAAAATTGTTATCGAGACTCACGATTTTGACGTCATCGATATTTTTCAAAAGTTTGTAGAGTTCCAAGAGCACTATGGATGGGCTGTTGAGTACGAAGCTACTGCCGTGCTTGGTGATGACGAAGAAGATGACACTGAAGAAGAGTTAGACGGTGCTGAAGTTGAAGCTGCCGCCGAAGCTGCTGACAATAAGTAATATTAGGGGGCTTCGGCCCCTTTTTTCTTTTTGGCTTTTTTGTTTTCACGCTCGTCGTGATGGTGTATGCGGTGGCAGTTAGCGCAGAGCACAATACACTTCTTGACTTCTTCCATAGCCCGTTTAAAAGCACGATTTTTTATCAGCTTATTGACTGACTCTTCTTTGGTATTACTGTCTATGTGGTGGAAGTCAAATGTAGCCGGGTGATCTTGCCCACATTTTATGCAAGCTAATGTAGCTTTAAAGCTGCGCCACTGATCTTTATACGCTTTGGCAGACGCTTTACTTGCCGCAATTACAATCGCTTTATTGTTGGCATAGTACGTACTTGCATACGTCTTTTGTTTAGTTTGCTTAACAGTTTTGTCTTTATACGGCATGCTGTATCCGATACCGCCAGTACAACGCCGTTTTTAAACCCCAAGGCTTAGAGGGCTCAAACATTTTGAAGCCTGTAGATATAAGGCTATTGGCCGAGGCTGGATTCTCATTGGTGTCTGTAATAACCCAATTCATGCCTAGTCTTTTGGCCACTTTAAGGCGCTGTCGGATAAGCCGCTTCTGGAGTCCCTGTCCTTGATGAGCTGGTGCAATGCCTGCGCGACATAGGTACATAGTGTCAGACCAACGAGTAGAGGGGACAATACCACCGAAGCCAACCGCTTTACCATCTTGCGAGTAAATAACATGCCAGTATCCTTGTGTAATTGGGTAAATTTTGTCGTGAGGAAGACACGCTTTTTGAAGCAACGTCAGTAGTTGCACCACCTCTGGCTGACGGGTATCAACAGAAACGACACGGTATTTCATGCCCCCATAATGCCGGGGGATTGTGACAAGAAAAATAAGTGTTGCACACTTAAAAATACCGTGATATAAATACAGCAATCCGGGCTTTCCGGTGCATCAAACAGTCCCGGCTGACGACATACAGATTGATGCGCCTAACTTGTATGTAAGGAAAAATCATGGCACGCACGACATTCAGTGGCCCAGTACGATCAATGGGCGGTATGTATCAACAAGGTAGTGGCGCAGTGGTTGCAATCACAGCCAGCACTACTTTGGATCCCATCTCTCATGGTGGTCGCATTTTGTCTGTTGGAGGCACGTTGGCTTCCAATATTGTCATTACTTTGCCAACAATTAGCGCTGTTTCTAATGGCACTAGCTCTGGTCCCGGCCAAGACTACAACACCACCAACAATTTGGGCGTGTTGTATAGCATTTGGGTTCCTACAACAATCGCTACCAGTTCTGTAAAGATTGGTACTGATGGCACTGACAAATATGTTGGTTCTTTGTTGTCTGTTGACACGGACTCTTCTGGCGCAATGGTAGGTTTTACCGCTGCTTCTACAAACGACTTCATTAACTTGAACGGTGGCACAACTGGTGGTGTCGCAGGTACATGGATTGAAATTCGCGCATTGGCAGCCCTGAAATACGTGGTTACCGGCGTGATCCTCGGTACTGGCACAGTGGCTACGCCATTTGCAGATTCCTAATTAACTCAAGGGGGCTTTTAGCCCCCAACTTAAAGGAGATTAATTATGTTTCAATATGACGTAAAACAGGCGCATATAAACGGTACGGGGTTTCTTGTGCAGGGAAGATCCCGTGTCAAGGCAATTTCATTTACCGGAACTGCAACTGCCGGATATGTTTCGTTATTTGATACCTCAACTGCCCCTGTTACTACTGCGACCTATGGTAGATCAGGCACTACAGTAACCGTTAGTTCCACTGGTCATGGGTTATCCACAGGGGATGCAATTGGGGTAGATTTTGGTACTGGAACAGGTGGAACGGCCACAAACGGTAACTACACAGTTACGGTTACAAATGCAAATACTTTTACCATTACTGATATTAACTCTGGCTCCATTACTGCGGGAGCCTCAATGGTATATGCCGCCCGTTGGCTGATGACCTTTGATATCTCCGCAGGCGATACATACAACAACGTCAGCCTTATACCGGGTGATGGTGTAGTGGCATTTAATGGGGTATACGTCCAAACGTCTAATATAACAGCAGTAAACATCTTCTACGGATAAGGAGTCCAAAATGGGACGAGCAGCAAAAATGGCAGATGACCAGTACCAAGGCGAAGTTCAGCCCGGTGCACAGAAGCAGGATATGAGCAAGGGTGGAGCTAAGCAGACACCCCGCAAAACAGTCGCTCCTTCTGGTTCTACTACGCCCCGTGGCGTAGGCCAAGCCCGTAACAAGCCTTGTAAGCAGTACTAAGCATGGCTAAGACCCCTGCATGGCAGCGTAAAGAGGGCAAAAGTGCCAGCGGCGGTTTAAATGCCAAAGGGCGCGCGTCCTATAACAAAGCTAATCCGGGTAAACCCGGATTAAAAGCTCCGCAGCCTGAAGGGGGTTCTCGTAAAGACAGCTTCTGTGCCCGTATGGAAGGCATGAAAAAGAAGCTGACAAGCGAGAAGACTGCCAAAGATCCGGATAGCCGGATCAACAAGAGCTTACGCAAGTGGAAGTGCTGAAATGGAACTGATGCTGTGGAACGCCGGCCTGACTATTCTTATTGGTTTTGTCGGATGGGTTTTGAAAGATAAATCTGAGGAGCTTAATCGCCTGCAGATTTTGCTCAATCGCACCCGCGAAGAAGTTGCCAAGGAATATGTAACAAAAGCCGAAGTCCATGCAGATATCAACCGTGTTTTGGATAGACTAGATAGGTTGGACGAAAAGTTAGACCGTTTAATGGGAGCAGCAAATGCCCGCAGTCAGTAAAAAACAAAAGCAGTTTAT